ACATCACGACTTCGGCAGCAACAGGTGCCGCGGGAACCGTGACGGTGACGCAAACCTCTCACGGCCTTCTGGCTAACGACTCTGTTTACATCATTGAATCAACCATCGGCGTGACACCTGCTCTTGTCAGTATTGCAGTGCCCACACCAAACACGTTCACATTCGCAAGCGCAGCCACAGGCACCGGCACAGTCACTTTCGAAGCGCGCGCGGCTACAGGCGGCGACGCTATTGTCACGCTCACGGAGCCAAGCGGAACCGCGGCAGAGACTATCGCCGAAAGCATCGACTTTACAGCTCGCTCGCTTGTCAAGGCAGTGAACCGCAACAGCACAAGTCTGGTGTACGCTCAGTATGTTTCTGGTGTCGACGAGTCGCCGGGCCGCATCCTTCTGACTGCAAAGGCTCTTGACGCGGCGGCATTCTACGCCACGGCCTCAAGTGCGAACGCGGGCGGCTGTTTCAATCCCGTGCTTCCCACAAGCGGCACAGCGGTGGCAGACTTCAGAGACGCGGCCACGAACGCGCTTTTCTGCTCCAAATACCTCGAAGCTGAGGCGGTGCCCATTGTAAACCGCTTCCCGATTGGCTCACAGGACGCCGATATCCTGCGCGTTGTCGCCCTGCGCGACTCGCTGGTGATATTCAAAGAAGATGGCGTGTTTCGCCTGAACGGCGACAGCCTGACCAACTTCTCCTCGACAGCACTGGACACAACCGTAATTCTGAAAGCACAGCGCAGCGTGGCGGTGCTTAACAACTCGGTTTATGCCCTCACAAACCAAGGCGTGGTTCAGGTTACTGACACTAGCGTTCGCATCATCTCACGGCAAATTGAGCCCTTGCTTACGGCGGTGTTGGGCAAGCCAAACCTCGACGCCTTCACGGCGGGCTACGCAATCGAGTCAGAGCGGCTTTACATTCTGAGCACATTAGATGTCAACACAGACCCGACAGAGGCGAACATCGCCTATGTTTTTAACTACCTGACGGGCGCATGGACAACGTGGCGAGGTCAGGCGCTCGCTTACAGCGGCTTTGTGGACCCCAAGGATGTGACTTATCATGTGCTGGCTTCGGACCGTTTCGACATCATGCAGCTCAGGCGCAACACGAACAAGATCGACTTCACGGGCCAAGATGGCGCTATTCAGGTGTATGTCAAAACGCTCGCCTCTGCTTCCGCAATTTCTGGCACACTGACGGTATCAATTGACGCACCCGGCCATACGGTAATCGCTGGCGATGTGATCACGGTAAGCGACTGCAGCGCAATTCTCTCCGGTGCCTTCACGGGTGCCGGTGACGTGAACGGCCTTCGCGTGGTGACAAGTGTCACGGACAAAACAATCAGCTTCTCAGCGAGCACTAACAGCACGGCATCAGCGGTTGGCTCACTCTCATGGCAGCGCGGCATAAGTGAGCTTTCGCTTTCCGCTTCCGTAAACGCAGGCGAGAAAAACATCACTTGCACCACTCTTGTGCCGCATGAGCTTTCAACCGGTGACGCTGTGAATGTGGACTCTGTTGATACAAACATCGCAGGCGCGTTCGCTGCAGCCACGGACTATCTTGGCTTCCGGCCTGTGGTGGTTCTGAGCCCCACGACTTTCTACGTCAAGGCAAACAACGTGGCGACGGGTAGCGCAACAGGCACAGTATCGGTGCGTGACAAGCGCGGATTCCTGACCACGCTCACAATCAAAACAGCGGCACGGCCACAGGTGGGCGATGCCCTTGTGAGTGACACGAAAATTTACCGCATCACGGCTGTTGACGCTTACGACGGCGCTTTTATCTGCACAATCGACGCCGACGCACGCTTCACAAGCAAAAGCCTTGTTTACCTGCACGACGGCTACACTTCGCGCATCAAATTTGCACCCATCACAATGGGAACCGGCACGCTCAAACAGTTCGCAGAGTTCCAATGTTGGTTCAGAAACTCCATTGCCTGCAGCCAAATCAAGGTGGGTTTTTCCACAGACTCCCGCTACAGCGACAAGGTGGCAGAGTGGAGCACATTTGTTGGCACACCCGCGGGCTTCGTGAGCTTCGGCGGTTGGGGCTCGCAGAAGTGGGGCGCATTCCCATGGGGTGGCGGCACCAACGTGGAACTGGACTTTGAAACAGGGCCAGCGGTGCCACTTCGCACTTGGGTACCCCAAAAGAGCTACCTTGCCACGTTCATACAGCCGGAGCTTGTTCATGACACGGCAGGCGAGCCAATCGAGTTGCAATCTGTTACACTCCTCGGAAAAGAAGCAACGCAGAAAGTGAGCAAATAATGGAAACTCTCAAGAGCTATTTTGCCTCGGACGAAATCGACACGCTTGTCGACACATGCGAAACTAAGATCACAAATTGGGGCGCAGGCGCAGGCTCAAGCGGATTTATGGCGTCAGTTGTCAAGGGAATATGGCGCAACAATGCGGCCTATTATGCATCACTTCTTGAGCCAGAATCATGGGACACCTCGCTGGTGTTCGGCGGCTCGCAAGGCGAGTTCGTCAAGAGCATCATTCCGAAGGCTCGCACACTGGTGCGCCAGCACGTGGGCCTCGCCACGAAACAGCGCTACTCTTTCGACGTGGTCACGGACGTGGAAGATTCGGACCCGATTCGCACAGCGCAGATTGGCAATAGCATAGTCAAATATGACTCTGAGCAACAGAAAATCGACCTTCTCGCAGAGCGCATTGTTGAGACTTGCGACATTGAAGGCTGGTGCTTTGTCACGAACACATGGGACACAGGCAAGGGCCGCATCTATGGGCGCATGGACGAAGCTGGCAACATGCTTTACAGCGGCGGCAACAACTTCGAAATGTACACGCTGCAAGATGTGGTGTTTGACTGGACAAAGAAGCGACCGGAGGACCTCGACTGGATTATCTGCAGGCGCAAGATGAACCGATGGGACTTGGCAGCGCAGTTCCCTGAAATCGCCGAACAGATCGCATCGCTACCCGCTGCAGAGAACGAAAAGCAGACAATGGTATCTCTGCAAATGGATGACGCACACGAAGACCTCGACACGGTTTACGTTCGCGAGTTCTACCACAAGCCGACACCCGCGTTGCCCTTCGGGCGCATGGCTGTGTACTGCTCAAAAGACGTGGTCCTGTTCGATGGCGAGAACCCCTACGAGTGCATTCCGGGCGTGATGTTTGTGTTTCAGCAAATCAAAAACACGCTCTTGGGCTACCCGATGATGAGCAATCTGCTCGCTTCTCAAGAGCTTTACAGCGGCGAAATGTCGACCATTGCCACAAACCACGCGGCTTTTGGTGTGCAGTCAGTTTTGGTGCCGAAGGGCTCAAACATCTCTGTTAACCAAGTCAGCAAGGGCATGACCTTTATCGACTACACGCCACAGAACGCAGAAGGCGGCGGCAAGCCTGAGCCCATGCAGCTTACAGCCACACCTCCTGAGATATTCAATTTCACAAACATGCTAAGCGCCACACTTGAGGAACTTTCTGGAATTAACAGCACGCTGCGCGGGCAACCTCCTGCCAACGTGACATCGGGCGCCATGGCGGCCACACTCTCTGCCAATGCTTTGGAGTTCATTTACAGCGACACAAAGGGCCTCACTATCGGACTTGAGCACCTCATGAGCCTGAGCATAAAGAACTACCAGAAGTTTGCGTCAGTGGAGCAAATCATCGACGTAATAGGCGAAGGGAATACCTCGACGGCTCAGGAGTTCAAAGCGGACGATATTAAGAGCATCAAAAGTGTGAAGATTCGCCAAGGCAATCCGCTTCTCAACACTATCGCAGGGCGCTTGCAATTGGGCGAGTCAATCCTGCCTCTCTTGCAGCAAGGAAAGAATGACGCCATCAGCCGGTACCTTGGCCTCCTCGAAGGCAAGCCCGTGGAAACGATGTTCCAAAGTGAGCTTTCCGAAGATACAGCGGTGCAGCTCGAAGTTGAGGCGCTGCAACGTGGCGAGCAGGTGGCCCCCCTCATCACAGACAACCATCCGATGTACATCCGTGCTTACCAAAAACTTTTGTACAACCCCGCTGTAAGGCAAAACGGCGCTGTGGTACAATCTCTCTTAAGCCTGATTATGGAGCGCACCACGCTAGAAGCACAGTGCCCGCCAGACTTGAAGGCGATTCTCAGGAACCAGCCCATGCCCATGATGCCTCCCGGAATGCCACCACAAGGCGGCGCACCCGGTCAGGAACAGCCACCAAGCGAAGCCGTGGCCCCCCAAGTTGTAACAGAGCCAAGCCAATCCGCTGCGCCCGCGCAGCCACAAGTTTGAGGTAACAAATGGCCTACGCATTCGACAAAGTTGACGACTATTTTCGCAGAAACAAACAAGGCGGCCAAGGCTCTTTGCAGCGCGGCACAACAGGTGCACCTCCTCCCACAGCGGCAGCGGAGCAGGTGGCGAAGCAAGCTGAGACAAGCGCAGAGATGGGCAATGCCGACACTAGCGCATTCCGTGCAAATCAGGGCGCATCACAGGCCGCGGCTCAGAGCGCACTGACACAACCCGCGCAACGCCAAGCGCAAGCGTGGGAACAGGGCGAAACGGCGAAAGCTGGCCAGTACAAAGCAGAAGGCGAAAAGAAGATCGGCGAAACTTACAAGGCATGGAACCCCGCAGACCTTGCAGGCATCGAAAGCGGCAATCAGGACGCTATGAACACAGCGCGGCAGCAAGTGGGCTACACCGGCAAAGAGATGACTTTTCAACCTTACCAAGCGACCGCGCCACAACTTGACACAACCTCTATGCTTCGTGGAGGCGTGGGCGGCTTACAGGCGGCACTCCAGAAGGGCAAGGGCGGACGTTACACGGCAGGCATGGGCGCACTCGATGCCTCTTTGATGGCGGGGAACCGTGGCGCGATGCAAGGGCTACAGGCTCAGCTCGGCGACGTTTACCAAGGAGCACGACAAAAGAAGGCAGAAATCGAACAGACAGATGAACAATTGGCACAAAAAGCGCTTGAAACCGGAACGGGCATATCGCAGTCAGTGAAATCAGCACTTCAGGCGAGAATGCCAGAACTTCAAGCGGCACAGGCACAAGCGGCACTCGATGAGGCAAACCGTTACGCCTACAACACGCGCGGCGGTGTTGAACAACAGGCGGCGGATGCTTATCGACAGACACTCTCTGCAGGCCTTACGCCTGAGCAAGTGAACGCTCTTTATTCTGGCGAGGCGGCGCAGCTTATCAATCAATACAACCCACAGGAGGGCTTCAGTTTGGTTGGCGACGACTATGGGCGCGCGCGGTCAGACTTCGGTGGCATGATTAAGCAGGGCACCGGAACAGCGAAGTTCACTGGCACGCAAATCGACCCACGGTATGCAAACCTCGCCGGTGTTTTGGGCGTGCCCCCACAGGCTTCTACGGTTGACTACAACCCTTACGAAGTTGATTATGGCGCAGTTTCTCAATCGGCGAACGCGCTTTCCAATCTGTACAAGTCGGCACTCAGCCGAAAGGCAGCAAAGGACCAAAGCGCGGCAATATCCGCTCAGGAATCGCAGCCGGAAAAAAAGGGGATGGATCAACAGTTTTCCGAGTGGCTCGGCGGGCTTTTTTAAGGAGGAGTCATGGTAGCACCATTAGTAGCGGCAGCGGCGGTAGCAGGAGCGGCTCAACTCGTTTCTTCGGGTATGCAGTGGCTCAACAGCCGGAACGCTCAAAGAGCATCAGAGAACGAGCGTAGGCGCATCGAAGCGCTTTTGAGCGCGATTCAAGATCCTTCTTTCGACAAAAACGACATCAACCCCGAAGACGTGGCGCTTCTGCAGCACTACGTTCCCGAAGTGGCCCCTTATGTTCGTGAAGTGGTGCCTCAACAGGTGCTCGCACGCTCACAGGGCGCTGTGGAAGGAAGAGACGCACAGCTTCAGGCCTTGGGCCAGTTTCGGCGCCTCATGGAGCAGGGCTACGACCCACAGACGGCCATGGAGATGGCACGCTCACAAAGGGCGGCCAGTGCAGAGGCAGCTAGCGCACGGCAAACAGCGGGCGCGGAAGCGGCACGGCGCGGCTTCGGCGGCGGCCTGAGCTTCTTACAGGCAGGCGCAGGGCAACAGGCGCAGGACCGGCTCGCACTCTCTCAGCAACAGGCACTCGCAGACGCGGCAAACCGGCGCACCCAAGGGGCTCAGCTCGCTGCAGGACTTGGCGGGCAGATTCGTGGCGAAGACGTGAACTTGGAACGTGGAAACATCGACATCATCAACGCATACAACCAGCGCTTGGCACAAAGCCAACAGAACTGGATGAACCAGGGTGCGGACATTCGCAATCAGGCAACCCTACGCAATATCGGAGAGGCGCAGCGCATCGACGAACTGAACAAGGCGAACCGTTACAATGCAGCACGGGCAAATCAATCGAACAGAAACACCATTGGGCAACAGCAATTCCAGAACGCGATGTCAAAAGTAACCGGCCAGCAGGGTGTTTCTAACATGGCAAGGGAAGACGCCTACGCACGCGCGGCACAAAGTAACGCGGCATGGCAGGCGGGCTCAGACTTTGCATCGAAGGCGGCTGGCGCTTATTATGGCAATCAACAGCAACAGGCAGACAGAGAATGGGAACGTGAGAAGTTCGACCGCATGTACCCCTCGAAAGGATGATCGATGCCTATCAACCCGAATTACAACTTTCTGAACGTGGACGCGCCTCTTGACGACAAGAATCAGTTCCTCGACTTCCTGCAGCGTGACGCGCAAGCCAAGGGCATGGATTCAAACTATGTGGGCGACATCCGCAACACTCAGGAAACGATGAACGTGTTGGGGCAGCAACAGGCACCCAGACCCGCTCAGCCTATGCAAGCCCCACGGCCTGCACAACGCATGGCAGCTCCTGCACCGATGCCCACACCCGTTGCATCTCCTGAGTTCCCGATACCCGGCGAACCTCCCGGCCTCGTGGAACCACAACAAGAGCTACCGATGGGCGGCACAAACATCCTCCCACCAGAAGAGCCAATGCAGACGCGCATCCTGCCACCTCAAGAGCCTGCACTCCCGCAAGGGTTCGAGAACACCGAAATAGCGAAGCGCGGCCAAGCCATGGGCATGGACCCACGACAGATTCTTGTGGCGCTTGCAGAGTTCTCGGCAGGAATGGGCAACATCAAAGGCAAGCCCCAGCAAAGCACGGCGCGCAGCTTTTATGAGATGCAAAAGAAGTATGAGCAACAGAACCGCGATAACGCTATGCGCGACATGCGGCTGGCACAACCCGCGCGCGTTCAAGCAATCGACCCTCTAACGCAGCAATACAAGCAAATGCAAATCGACTACCTCAAGAGCAAGATGCAGCCGAAGCCCGCACCAGAAGTCGACACTCTCAAGCGCGACCTGACACAGGCGCAAATCGACCTCACAAGGGCGCGTCAGAGGCAATTGGAACCCACCCAAGAAAAACTTCCTGTTGCGGTGACCGGCGAAGTTCCCTCTCCTGTGTATTCCAAAGAGCGCATCAGAAACACGACACAGCTCAGAAACGAGCCAAACAGCTCTGTAATCGGCTTTGAGAAGGTGGCCGATGTGGGCGCTCGGCCTTTGGAAGTGGAGAAATTTAGGAACTCGGCTACAACCTTCAAAACCCTGATCGACAAAATTGACCGATACAAAAGCATGATAGACAAATATGGTGCGTTTGAAAATCCATACTCAAAAGCTGGCGCGGAAATGCAATCACTCGCGCGACAAATCCAATTGGACGCCAAAAATCAGGACTTCTTTGCTTTGGGTGTTCTCGCTGGCCCTGACTTGGACTTGCTAGAATCTGTTATCCCGACATCGTCGAAACTGAGTAACATTCTTATGCCCGCATCTTCGGCTAAGGCACAAATCGACAGCTTCAAAAACAACTTGGAAAAGAAGCTGACCGACAAAGCGGCATCGCTTGGATATAAACGAGCAGGCACTTTGGAAGATGCAACAATTCCCGGAAACACAACAGGACCAAGGGGGCTTCCCGTATGGAAACCGTGATCATGTTTGATGGCGATGAGCCCAGGGAAGTGAACCGCGCGGACGTAAACGCGGCCATGGAGCGTGGACTTGAGCCAGCGGCGGAGTTCAACACCCCAGACAATCAAAGAACCATCGTCAGGCAGCGCGACTTTGATGCGGCCTTCTCCAAGGGATTGAAGCCCGCAAACGCACAAGAGATGGGCGTGTGGGATGCTTTCAAAGCGGGCGCCCAACGCGGGTGGGACGTTTTCGCCTCGACAGAGACGGGCATGGAACCCGAAAAAACATCGCTTGAGCAGTCACAAGCGTGGGCAGAATCGCCAGTGTCTTACGGCGCAGGTGTGGTGGCTGGCATGGCTCCTGCAGCCCTTGCGGGCGCAGGACTCGGATACGGTGTAGTCAAAGGAATGCAGAAGGGTGGACAGGCAGCCGCTCCAATGGTGAGACCTTCCGCACTCGCTGCAAAGCAAGCGTATCAGGAGACAATGGCATCAACCGATGTCCCAGACGTGGCAGGCATCACAAAACCAATAGCGGCAGCCGCGCGCGGCGCTATATCCGCTGTTAAGCAGGTACCAGAAACACGGCGCGAAATGGCAGACCTCGCCAAACTTGAGCGCAGGGATGTGAACCGCGAGGCGGGCTCTGTTGGCTCACAAGGACAACGGATTTACCTTGGCCAAGAGCTTTTGGAACCCGGCGCAACGCCTGAGAAGGCAGCTATCGCAGAACGCGCGGCGACCATTGCACCCTCTAACCTTCGCGCCGATATGCTCAGCAAGGCCCTCGAAATGGGCACAACGCGCAGGCAACAGGCTCGCAGCTTCTCGCCAGAACTTGCGGCGGAAGATGTGGCGCCAAGCCTTAAGCGTGCTTTGGGAGACTTGAAGCGCGGCAAAGGAGCGGCCTACTCAAAACTTTATGAGCAAGCGGCTTCAGAATTTGAGCCAGAAACAGCCGCGGCAGTGCCGGTTAGGCTATCGCAGCGGATTAAGGACTTGAAGGGCATCAAAGAGCCTGAAGAGTTTGAAGGAGGAGGAGAAGACGCACCAAAAGCCCCACCTCCCAGACCAATTAAAGGCATCACAGGCGCCACAGTATCGGCTCTTGAGGCAGCACAGCAAATTGTCGAGGAAGGTCCTAGCCCGTTCGGTTTGGTCCCTGGTGCATTCGCAGAAGCGGACAGAGCGGAGCAGTACAAACGCTTGAAAACAGCGCGCGAGTTCCTAAACTCGCAAATCACGCAAATGAAAAACACAAAAGACCCAAACATCAGCAACCGCGCGTCACTCGCTCAGCTTGTCGAGGCGAAAGAAGAGCTTGACGGTGTGATGAAAAGCATCCCATCACAGGCAAAAGCCGATGAGATGTACTCCCAGGCATCAAAGGCAAAAGAGGCGTTCTTTGACGCTATGGAATTTGGCAAGGGCATGAAAAAGACCATTGACGTTCCAACGGTCAAAAAACTGTTCGGCAACAATGACAAAGCCTACAGGCTTCGCGAAGGCATCGACACCATGCGGCAGTTTCTTGCGAAGTATGGTGACGAAATTATGCCTGACAAGCGCGCGGAGATGGAAGGAGTTGTCAACAAATTTGACGCACTCAGGAAGCAAGCCGAAGACAAGCGACTCCTCGAAGGGCTCAGACAGGCAGAAGGGCCAAGCTCGCCTGCTATCGAAAGAACTTCGGCACTGCGCGAAGCAAAAGGGCTCCCTTCCAACATTTTCACAAGCCCTGCCAGCGCATTGAACGCAGCGGACGAGTTTATGGCCGCGCGTTCACGGCAATTCTTTGGCAAGCCGTTCGAAAAACTAGAGCAGAACGACAAAAATCGAATGATTCGCCTCCTCATGTGGCGACAACAGAACCCCAATGCTACAATGACTGATGAAGAGTCAATGTTTAAAAAAATAGGAAAGGGCAAATAAATGGCAAAGATTAGCAGGCAATTAACTGTCGACTCAGCTCGCAGCGTGGCGGCTTCTGGCGTAACGCCTCCTGTGGACGTGAGCCAATATGATGGCTACTCCTTACAGACAGTTTTTTCAGGGCTCGCAGCTTCAGCAAGTGGAACGGCGACCATCCAGACCTCTTTAAACGGCGTGAACTTTTCGGACTACCCCGCATCGGCGCAGACCTTTGCCAGCGGAACCGACAACCTTTTGTGGGAAGTGACACAGAAATTCCACACCTTCGTAAGGCTTAAGTTCACTACAAGCGCAACAGGCACAGGAACCGCTACCACAACTTTCTATGCAGAAAAAAGCGAGGACTAAAAAATGAGCGTTATTCTACCCGCATCAAATGACTCTATCACTTCCGGCTCCAATCTAATCGGGAAAGTTGGTTACCGTCTTGAGCGAGTTTCTACGAGCTTCACTCGGCCATCCGACACCACGGCTTACGCAGTAGGCGACGCTGTGACAAACAGCACATCCGCTCCCGTTGTTTTTGAGCTTGACCTTGGCGCACTTGGTGCCGTTGCAGGACAAGAGCTTGAAATTCGCAAGCTTGTGGTTGTGTCGAGTGTGAAGGGCGCAACGCTCCCTCTGTTTAACGTGTTTCTCAGCAACGCGACATTCACAGCGACAAACGACAACGCAGCCCTCGACATCACCGACGCAGTTCAAGAGGCTGGCGGCTCTTGGTTTGCTTGTGATGTTCAATTCTCAACAGCGAGCAACGCTCGGGCCTCTTACATCAATGTTCCCTCGCCGATGATGCTGGCGGCGGCGGATACGAAAATGTACGGCACAATTCAAGCCGCAAACGCTTACACTCCTGCTAGCGGCGAGAAACTCACAATCATTGCATGGGTTGCTTTGCTGTAAAGAGGTGGCCTATGTTTCATTTTTTTAGTGGTGGTGTTCCGCAAAACATATTCAAGAGAGCCTCGCTAGACTTGAATTTTGCGAAGACAAAAAGTCTTTTGAGCGCACGGGGCGTGAATCATTTCACTTTCACTCGCGCAAGTTCAGCGACGTTTTTTGATGCATCGAAAGTTATGCAAACGGCGGCAAGCGACGAGCCTCGTTTTGACCACGATCCATTTACTGGCGAAAGTTTGGGCTTGCTTATCGAAGAGTCGAGAACTCAGCTCCTCGAACAAACAGACACGCTCGCAACGCAAACAAAAACCGTGACGGCTGTTGCCCATACGCTCAGCTTTTACGGTACAGGAACTGTTGTACTAAGCGGCGCTCACTCTGCGACTGTTGTCGGCACTGGGGGCTACCCTAACCGCCGTACGCTAACCTTCACGCCAACAGCCGGAAACCTTACGCTCACAGTAACCGGAACAGTGCAATTTGGACAACTTGAAGCGGGCTTGTTTTGCACATCGTACATTCGAAATACTGGCAATGGACAAGTGACGCGTGCCGCAGATGTTGCGCCGATTTTCACGGCTGGCGGAAACTTTACGTCTTGGTATCAGGCTACCGAAGGCACCGTTTTTGTGGATGTGAGCACACCGAGCACATATAGCCAGACACCGACTTCCGTCGGAATTGCGTGGTCAATCAGCGACAACACCTTTAACGAGACAGTTTACCTCGGTTTAATAACGCCAGCACAAGCAAATGCGACGATCTTGACGTATCGCGACAATAGCGCAACCCAAGCCTCTTTAACCCTTCCGCCATACATTCCCGGTACACGGCGGGCAGTTGCTTTCGCATACAGGGTGAATGATTTTTCGGCAGCGGTGGGCACAACATTAGCAACAGATACCGCCGGATCAATCAATACGGTCAACCGTGCATACATCGGTGCAAACTGGCTAGGGACAGCAAACTATGTAAACGGGCACATCAGGCGCTTTACCTACTGGCCGCAGAGACTTCCTGACTCGCTTCTTCAGAAGGTGTCACAATGAGCAACAAATTTCTCCGCTTCGATAGCCAAGAGCAGTATGAGGGACTTAAGCAGTTTTTTACGGAAGAGCACACAATCGACGAGGTCGGCACCATTGAATCGCTAGCAGGCTGGCATGTGAACTTTCAAGGTCCAACTCCTCAAGAGCTTGTAGGCTATTTGGTGTTCCCTGTGCAACACAAACGAGAGTTTTTTGGTGTGCCAAACTGCAAAACTGTTACATATCTCGGCGAAATTAACAGTGATATATGTGTGGAAATTGAAGGAGTAGTTTATGCCTTTGACTAAAGCACAAAAGACAAAACTCGTTAAAGACGTGACAGACCTTTGGAAGGAGAGCCCAGCAAAGGCGCTCAAGCTCCTCGTGAAGCTCGCGCAGTTCAAGGGCAAGAGCAAGATCAAGAAAACATAATAGCTGAGAAATGGGGACAAGATGAACATTTCAGAACTGTCAAAATTTAGGGGCGGCGTGTCGGTTGACACGATTAACGAGCTTACAAGCGCAAGCGGTGTAACAGCCGATGGCGTACTTTTGAAAGATGCTGCAGTGACGGCAACGGGCGGCGTAACAGCTCCCACCATTAGCGAAGCAGTGAGCGGAAGCGGCGTCACGGTTGACGGCGTGCTGTTGCGCGATGGCGGGCTTGAGGAAGTGGTGCAGCTTCAGTTCGAACAGGCCACAGGAACACCCTCGACCCCTGCGAGTGGCGAAAGTCTTTTTTATGTGAAAAACGACGGTGTGGCGTACCTCCTGAACAGCGACGGCGTGGAAACACCCGTAGGCGGCGGCAACACTATCGACCGCATCACGCAGAACAGCCACAACTTCGATGTTGGAAACTTGGTTTACCTGAACGGCTCTACCTTCGCCCTTGCCAACGCAAGCGGTGCCACCACTGCAGAAATTGCGGGCATGGTTTACCGTGATATCGGCACAAATAATTTTGAGTTGACCACAGGCGGCGAAGTGAACGGCCTTGCAGCGGCAGCGTTCTCAGAAGGCACAATTCCTGCAGCGGGTACGGTGTGCTTTTTGAACACCACTAGCACAACAGGGGCCGGACTCCTCACGGTGACAGAGCCAAGCGTGGTGGGGCAGATTAGCAAGCCATGCGCCATCGTGAAGGCAAGCGGCACCACGGCTTCGGTGTACTTTTTCAACATGCGCGGCACCACCGTAGGCGGCACGAACCTTTACAGCACTATCAGCCTTGCAAACAATGACACGACAACATTCCACACCATCCAAGGTGATGCCGGCACAGGCGGCTGGCTTTCTGGCACAATCAAAATTGACGCCACGACAGACTACGCTATCCCGTTTTTCTGCTTCTTCTCACGGCAATTAGACGGCACGACATACAACGTGGCAGCAAGTTACGGCTCTGATATTCCTTCAGGCCTCAGCATCACAAACAGCGGCAGCTCAGTGCAAGTGGTGATGCCAAACGTGAGCGGATTCAGCTCTGCCAGCGTGACCTATTGCGTGCAGGCTGCAGCGAACGGCACGACATTGCCAGTGAGTGTGAGCGCATCGAGTGTCCTCGGCTCCACAAGCGGCGTTGCTCCTGCGGCGGGGGTGATTGGGCAGACTGAAACAGCGAACGCCGGCGGAGTTACTGCTAGTGGGGTTAACTCTACCGCAACAATCGCATCGCTATCTCTTAGCGTTGGAACATGGGTGATTACTGCGTGTGATACCTGTTACAACGGTACGCGGCCAGGAACATCATCAGTTGCAGGTGGAGCAGACATCTATAATTCAACTGACGCATCTGTTCTGCTTTCGGGAAGACTCGCGGCAATATGGAATCCATCGACGAGCGATTCTGACCAAGTATTTTTCGTTTCTAATTTGTCCACAATTGTTACTCTTAACGGGACAAAAACGATACAGTTTAGGGTTAGATGTGATGACGTTGGCGGAGCTACTGGAACACCAACAGCCAACTCTCGTGGATATGGAAAACTACAGGCAATCCGCATCGGCTAAACCCCACCCTGCGTGATGTGGGGTGATACTTATTTATCTAGGAGAACAATAACATGGCAAATAAACCGATTATAATGCCCGATGGGGTTGGCTTTGGTGACGAGACTTTGAGCAAGTATGACGAGGGGACTTGGGCTGTTTCTTGGACTGCCACAAGCGGCACTGCTCCAAGCATCGGCAACGGGTCTCTAACAGGTAATTATACGAGAATAGGCAGACAAGTCACCGCAACAATCAAGCTACAAATTGGAAGCACAACCGTAACAGGGAGCGCAGGCTTTTGGAGGTTTTCTGTTCCTTTTACAGCGGCAGTAACAGGAACTGGAAGCGTAGCAATTACTGACGCTGGTGCCGGGTATTTTGGAGCTATTGTGGAGTTTATAGACTTGAACAATATAATCGGATTAATACCTGGCACTGCTGACGTTGTGAGTTACGCAAAGCCGATGACATGGACATCTCCCGATGTCCTAGTGGTAAGCTTTTCATACTTCATATAACCCCACGTTACGAGTAAAACAAAGGATTTATTAAGGAGAACATACAATGCCATCAGCAATAGCAACACCCGTCTATCAGGCCAAGGTGTCAAACCTCACCGATTCAAACAATCAAAGCTTCACACAATTCATGCCAGCCGGTGCCGTGCTTCCATTCGCAGGCGCAGCAGCTCCTACAGGCTATTTGCTTTGTGATGGTTCAGCTGTATCGAGAACAACCTACGCAGCTTTGTTTGCAGTTCTGAGCACTACGTTTGGTGTTGGAGATGGGAGTACAACATTTAACCTTCCAGACATGCGTGAAACTGCGCCTGTTGGCGTGGGGACTCGTGGGACTGGCGTTACTGCTCATGATACTTATACTCTCGGTCAGTTCAAAGACGACCAGATGCAGGGGCATGTCCACCAAGTACCATCCAGCGCGGGGGCAGTAACCGCAGGAAGCACTTCAGTTGCCAGCACATCAACAACGGCAGTCAATGTCGTTCTTACGGCTCAAATACTTACTGACGGCACAAACGGTACACCTCGCACTGGCACAACCACGCACGGTAAACAGATTGGCTTGAACTACATCATCAAGACGTAACCCCACCCAACGCACAAAAAGAGGATCAGGGTATTGCCGTGAGTTTGGCACCTTCCAGTGGTGCCGCAATCTGCCCTGTGGTACCATGAATCATCACTCACGGAGGCCAGCATGAGACTTTTCCTTCTCCTCATTTTCGCCGCAACAATGCTTCCGGCTTGCGCCAGTTCCTACGCATCAAAGTGTATTGAGTGGCAAGCCAAAGAATCCCACTACGAGCTTGCTATCGGAAGCCTTCGCCGTGTTGACACGTTTTCATGTACTGCATTCAGTGAGGCTCCGTGATGACACCCGAACAAGGAATTGCCATCGCAGCAACAGGCGTAGTGGGGCTTCTGAGCTTCTTTTTGCGCTCTGCTTTTGCGTCGATAACTACCCGACTGGACAAACTTGAGGCGGGCCTTGTGGAACTCATTGCAGAGATGCGGGCTAGCAACGTCATTGGGAACACCAACGCGGCTGAAATTCAAATCCTTCGCCAGCGCTACCATGAGCTATCAAACGAGCTTCAGAGCCATAAATTCATCATCGACAAATGCAAACAGTGTAACGGGAAGTAACCATGGACATCAACCTCTGCCCTCATTGTGATGGCGAAGGTTTACACCCCGTGCTACCATGGAGCGCTGTGTTTGTGATTTGCCGTTGCATGGAGGAGAGAGAATATGGAAACGAAGTTGATTCTTTGCCCGACAATTCTTGCGGATGTGCTCGTGAGTCTCGGAGTAGCGAAGCTCCCAGAAGCCCCAAAACAACCTGAGCCCGTGAAGCCCTTGTGGCAACAGTTCGTCGCCGCCGTAAAAGCAAGCGACATGACCGATGCCATGAAAGTGGCTTGCGTGGCGCAGGCAATCAATGAATCAGGGCGTGGGACTTCTCGCGTGGCCAAAGAGTGTAACAACTTCTGGGGAATTAAGATGCGCTCGGAGCTTGACGGGCTTGCTGTTGGCAGGCGTGTTGAGGTGACCTCCGAAACAGAAGGATGGGCTGTGTTCGCACAGTTCCCTGACGTTGCTACCGGCATCAAAGGGTGGCTCAAGTTCCTCACTCGCTCTTATTACAAAGGGTGGGAAGCCTACAAAGACGACGCTGCAGGATTCATTCGACACATCGGAAAGTCGTGGACGCCTAAGAAAACATACGCCGATGAGGTTATCCGTGGCTTTGGAGAATCGGAGATATTGCTCGGCATTAGGCTAGAAAAGACTGATAAAGAACCGACAAAAGACAAGCCAGTCTTTGGACTCAACGCGGGCCACGCTGGCACGACAGGCGCAAGTGGAAAGAACAAAGCCATCCAAGAGCACGTCGAGAACGCTGTGCAACGGGACTTTGTTGGCGCTGAACTTCGCAAAGCCGGGTTCGAGACTGTGAATATCGACCAGACTCAATTCAAAGGAGACTTGCTCGCTACGGGAAAGGCTTTTGGCAAGGTTGATATCGGCGTCTCGTTTCACCAAAATGCAGCGGACGGGGTGGAACATGGTGACGAAGTGCTGGTTGGAAGTCCCGCAACAGCGGCATCAAAAGAGCTAGCAGCGAAACTTTCGGCGGCGATGTCAAAGGCCCTTGGAATAAAAGACCGTGGCGTAAAGGATAAGAGCGTGGCCATCATTGCAGGCGCAAGGCAGGCAGGATGCCCGTGCTTTGTTCTTACCGAATGTCAATTTATCGACGATGAGACTGACCCCGTTGCGGCGCGTGAAAAGACTTTGAAAGCGGCCAAGGCCATTGCTGACACCCTCATTGCACATGCGAGGACGCTGTGAGCCGCTTCACTCTTTACCACGGCGACTGTCTCAAAGAGATGAGCAAGATACCCGATGGCTCTGTCGATATGATTCTTGCTGATCTCCCCTACGGCACCACGGCGTGCAAGTGGGATAACGTGATACCATTTGAGCCATTGTGGGCGCATTATTGGCGAGTGTTGAAACCAAACGGCGCGGTGGTTTTGTTTGGCAGTGAGCCTTTCAGTTCTCACTTGAGGATGTCGCAGATAAAGCACTACAAGTATGATTGGATATGGAACAAAAAAATTCCGTCGGGAATGAGCTATGCAAAATTTCAACCAATGCGCCAACACGAAATAATTTCTGTTTTTTATTTGAAGGGGTGTTTTTATCCGCAAAAAGAAAAGAGAGATAAACCGATAAAATCTGGCGGCGTGAAAAAATCAGAAACAGCGCCAATAAAATATAAGGATCAAAATTTCAATAAAACCTATGAAGAAAAAAACCCGACAACAATCATAGAATTTATGAAAATCAGGGAAGGCGCACAACACCCCACCCAAAAGCCCGTAGCACTTCTCGAATACCTGATCCGCACCTACACTCTCGAAGGCGATACAGTTCTCGACAACACAATGGGCAGCGGTAGCACGGGAGTTGCGTGTGTGAATACGGGGCGCAATTTCATAGGCGTTGAGATGGACGATAAGTATTTTGAGATAGCAAAAGAACGGATTGAGAAGGCAAGGGAGGTGTTATTTTGAACGAAATTGTTGATGCAAACGGCAATCCCACATCAGTGCTGTGCGTCTCTCCTGCAGGCGAGGAGCTTGTTTGCCGCACAAAAGAAGAGCTTGCGGAAGCGTTCGCCAAGTGGCCCGCTTGTCAACTTTGGTTTGGAAAGGAATCACGCGATGAATGAACTTGCGGACTTTAACACCTATGCCCGTGGCTTCGGCACGCGCATGTTTCTCGTGGCTGGCAGAGTGTTTGACCTTGCGCCTGACAACTTCGCTTGGCTCGCTTGCGCCTGGTACGAACGTCACGGCCTCTTGGAACTTCCGGGCGACCGCTACATAGGCAAACTTCCGGGCTCTGAGCAAGAGGCGGTGCGTTATAATAGCGTCGATGAGCTTGTGCTAAACCCACCCAAAGAGCTTGTGGGCATCGGGAGGCACATTTACGATGGCTGGCTTGCGAAGAAGGCACAGCTCGACAAGATTCGCAATGCTGACCCCATTGTGATTCTCCCACCTCCTCCAGAACCACCGAAGCCCACAAAGCCTACTCCTGTGGAACTGCCGCCGAAGGAAGAGCCCGTCAAGAAAAACCCTAATCCCAACTTGGTGCGCTTTGGAACTTGGTTTGCTATAATCTCAAGCGTGGCTGGCGTTGTGGCATGGTTTTTCCCTCCGCTCAAGCTATGGCTGTTGGCAATAGTGCCGATAGTCGAAACAATTCTGAAAGCATTAGGAGTTTGAATATGGACGTACAGAACACCAAGGAAGCCATTGTGGCCCTCGCCAAGCTCGGCAAATTCATTGCAGCACAAGCCAAGGACGGAATCGATCTCAAAGACGGTGCAGCCCTTGCCGCTAAGATTGTCGGTGACGAAGCATTCCGTGCAGCCCTCATTGCTGGCTTTGAAGGCGCAGCCATGATTCCTGCCGAAGTGAAAGAAATCAGCTTCGAAGAAGGCGTGGAATTGGCCCTTGCCCTCATTGCTGAACTGAAGGTGTAACATGCCTTGCGGTAGCAAAAAGAAGCCAAAGAAGCCCCGCAAATAGCGGGGTTTTTACTTTCTACGCTTCTGTTTATTCTTGGACGCAGAAATTGCATTTAACGATCCTGACAGATCCTCACAGCGTTCTGTCAATTCTTGTATTCTTTGCTCAAGATGCTGCTCTTTTGCAATCCTAATCATCCTATCAACCATAATGTTCCCAATATCATCTGAGAGTTCATATCTTTTATTGAAACCAGCGACGTATGTTTCCTGAAACATTTTTGCGAGATCGTTTGTACTGATTGTAAGTTCTTTGTAATCATGTGAATATACTAGCTTATACATATTTTTATCCTTTATTTTCGACGTTCTATTGAATCTTTTTTTGTGATCTCAAGTATCGCTTTAGACATTCCCGCAATGCATGCTGAAAAGTGGGCTATCTTTCCCTCGTCGCGGGACTTCTGAGAAAATCTATCATCGTCTTTCTTTTCGCGGGTGATTTTCACGGATATGTCCCCACCCCACAAGGCTTGTTGACATTGCATCACAGGAATTGTGTCTTTCAAGTGGTGAGTTTTTTTGGGGGGAGGTAACGAAAGGCGCTCTTGCTTTAGCCTCGAATTTTCAGCCCTCAACTGCGGCAGTTCTGATAGGAGCTTTTGCTCCATTTGGTTGAATGCCTCAAGAAATCGCACTTTCCAAGCGAGGGCAGCCTTTCCAGTAAAGCCCATTGCCAAGAGTGAGAAACCATCGCGTGACATGAAATATTCTTGAGACTCTTTCAACCCCTTCTGTACGTCGACTGTACAAAAGTGGACATCGCTAAAATCTTTGGGAAGTTTTGAAACAAGGTGTCTCAAGTCTCTAAGCACATGCTGGTGCTGTTTTCCAAACTTCTCAGCTACAAGTTTACTAGATACTGTGCCATCTTTGTTGACAATTGGCACCAAATGGGTCATAAATCGGTCCTCCAATAAGTGAGCGACAGCGAGAACCCCTCTCCTGTCGCTTTTTGCTTTATAGCACTGCCGGAAAAATGACAACCAGAATTTTCCCCCTTGCTGCATCATGCTATTCTATAAACGTGGTTTGACTCGCCACAACGCATACTGGCTCAACCGGCCAGTGGGAACTCTCCTCGCCCTTGCTTTCCCAAGTAAGGGCTTTTCTGGGAGGCAGCATGAAAGAAAAGCGCAGACACTACCTCACAAAAGACACTCCCCACCTTCGTCGCATGGCTCAAGAGCTTGCGCGGGACGAAGCATGGTGCCAGCAAAAAATGGACGAAATGGACAAGGGCGGCGCAGCCTATTGCCACTATGCGAACTGTGCGAAGGCAAATCGTGCTGAGATAGCCCGCATCCACGAAGAATTGGCCTATCGAAATGAGCTGATATGAATCACGGCACAGACCGCTCACGGCGGAGAGAGAAATTCGACTTCGACAAGCCACTTCCACTAGGGGAACTAGGCCAGAAGTGCATCAATGGAGAGATAAGTTTCAGCGAAGCCGTGGAGCAATTTGAGAAGGATATTATCTTTCGGACGCTTGCTCACTATGCTGACAACCGGAAAGCGGCGGCTCCTGCTTTGGGGTTGCAGCGCAGCACGTTGCAAATGAAATTGGCCCAGTTTGCCAAGATGCCCGTGCACGCTCCAAAACCTCCCTGTAGTACGCTACCTGCTCTGGATGATGCGGCGGTGCTTTGTCGTATCCTAGGGCCTCTATCTCCCGAAGCCAGTTGCCGAGAGTTCTCGTTGTTATGCCAAGATATTCTGCAGTCATTTTACGCGACCCACAGAAGTGCTCAAGAGACGCAAGAATGAATGACGCCTGAAAGAGCCACATGCGGGAGATGCGGTTCATTTTCATTCAAACAGCTCCGGATCGAGAAGCTCCACGCATGCCTCAAAACTAGCATCTCTGTCCATATCCGCGTGCTCGATGAGGCACTGCTTCGCCCACGCCACGCATTCTCGGCGGTGAGGGGATTCGAGGCACATTTGCTGGCTGGCGATGGCAAGCCACAAGGTTAGCTCTATCATTCTGCACTCTCCCGTGTTCGGTATTCTCGCTTATCACAGCATTTGCAATAGCGGTCATCTCTTGTGGGGATGTACGATAACCATTCTGACCATCTATGCTCGCCTTCATCATTAGCGCATGGGACTTTCGATGTCGAATAGTCAACCGAATAATTCACAGATAAGCTGAATTTCTTATCACAATCTACGCAGTCAATGATGCCCTCTTTGTATTCCCAAGAGTCGGAAAACATGGTGCCACAATATGGGCAAACAATTTCGTCCGTATAGCTGCAATCTATTTCTTTTCTCATTTGCACTCCAACGCATCGTCAGCCATGTTTTGAGCGCCACAATTTCCACACTTGTGTTCTCGAATCTCCCTCAACGCCTTCTCAAGCCTTCCAATTCTCTCGCCTGCTTTTATAGCTTTCGTGACGTAATACGCAAGCCGTGAATCCTCGCAGGCCGGATCTTTGCAAGTCTCGCACAGGGCGGATTCGAGTTCTGCAACGTCGGAAGCTTTGACCCATGTTCCGGTGTCAGATGCTTTTGCTATTAGGCTTACGTTAATGTCGAAGCCATCTTGTTCAATGTCATATCTTTGCAGTTTCATTTCATCTCCCACTTCTTAAGGTTCGGCTCGCAACAGCCGGCACACAGCTCCTCATCGGAGTAATAGTTGTGTTTGCAGTTCCCGCAGCACTTGAGCTTGTCGATAAGGGATTCGGCTTCAGAAGCCAGCACGACATCGGCGGTGATTACGGGGGAATTTAATCCTCCGGTGTAAACGCTTTGATTGCGATAAATTCTCAAGCTCATCTCATCTCCAGTGCCGTATTCACGCGGTCTTTCACAAGCTCGCCAATCGCTCCAAGCTGCACTCGCAGGCTTGTGATTTCGTCTCGCAGCTTTGCACTCTCTTTCTCAAGAGTATCGTGCAAATTTTTGCTTCTGGTTTTCCATGCAGCGAGCTCTTTCTCAAGCTCCTCAGCATCGCTCGCCAGCACGACATCACAAACAACGCCATTGATGAACTGGCTACGGTATATACGGTATATTTTCACAACTTCCCCTTTCGTATCAATGCCAAGGAATCCTCGAAATCACGGTATTAAAATCTTCATTCACAAACCATTCCTCACCGTCTACGGTAACAATGGTTGTGCGCATTGGATCTTTATGCTTCGGGGTAATGGCTATGATATTGGCCAAATTAAACATTATCTTTTCTTGTGACATTAGCGTGGTCAGAATGACAGTGTTCACAACTTCCCCTTTCGTATCAGCCCCTGCAGCGCATCATGGAACGGCGTTCCTGCCTGCGGCACCAGCTTGAAAACATTCTTGCGGCAATCCTCGTAAAGCAAATGGCCCGGTTCCACGCCTGATATATGAGCGTACAAGCGCTTCTCACTGGCGTACAGGAACCCGTTCTTTCTCCTGAGCCTGTGGCACACGATGCGGTTGCTACGCACATCGACCACGACAAAAGTGGGGTGGGCACCTGTAAGCTCACAAATCTCTGCCAGCGTCCAGTGGGCTATCTCACTCATTTAATAGCCTCCTCGATGTAGTCAAGAATATCATTGAAGTAACAAAGCTCCCCGTGCTCATCTTTCACTAGGCAGAGGCGTTCCATTGTGTACCTTTTGTCAAAGTGAATGCTAAGATGAAGATCAGACACGCCCATCATTTTTCTAGGCTTGTCCCACGTCTCGATGGCTTCGGCTTCTGTGTCACACTCGGGCCCGCTCGCGCGGCAAGCGTGGCACCAAACATAGTGCTGGTCCCCATGCTCACCCATTCGCGTGTCTATGCTGTTGCAGAACGGACAAACGCACGATTGAAATTCACTCATTTCCACTCATCCATTTCTGCGACCATCGCCCAAAAGCACAGGCCGACAACTATCAAAAGCGTTACAAACATTATCACTTGCGCGGCTATAATCACGATGGGCCTCCAGGGCTTCTAGGGTTTTGCGAAGCAGATACTCCGCATGATTCTCTTGCATCTGTTCCATATTCCTTCTCTCCTCGGCAGGGCGTCGGTTTATGCTCAACAAGTGGCTTATGATATATTTTTTCCATCCTTATCCTTTCAGCCAATGCTTCTTCTTTAAGGACAAACCTACCCCCATGTAATTGTTTCCCATTCACACTTATCGTTACTCTCCACTTATTTGTTTGCTTACACCATGAAACACCACGAAAACCAGAATTATTATTACCTTTCATTCGTTGGTTTATAGCCTGAACTGTTTTTGTAGCCCACCGGCAATTGTACGGCTCATAATTGCCGTTCACATCAATACGATCTAGGCTTGTACCCTCTGGACGTGGACCCATGTCGGCAAAGAAGTTCTCGAAAGAGTCGCGCCAGCTGTCGCAAACGGTGATGCCACGACCACCATAATAAGAAAATTCAGTACAATTTCGATTAAAGCAGCGTTGTTTCATATCTGTCCAAGAGTTGTGCTCACGGCTCTTTGTCATATAGTGTCTTGTTAAATGACACCCGCATGACATAGTATATCCTCTTCTTTGTGCGTACTTAACTCTCCCCATAATTCTATAAACAACAGAACCACAATCGCACAAAAATTCACAAAGCCTATCGTTGCCTTTTTTTAGAACAGTTCTTCTTATAAATGTAAGTCTTCCGACCTTCATAATTTCGTACGTCCTTGTGCAATTCTTATCTTCTCAGATTCTGACAATGAAAACCACCACTGTTTTCGTGCACATCTTATCATCCATTCCGAAGTCATCTCATTTTTATTAACGCCAAGAACAACCCAAATTCCTGATGATAAAATTCTTTTATAAATTGGCAAGTATTCTTTCGCGCCAGCTTTTGCACGGAAAACCTTTATCATTTTTCACTCCAAAAGCAGTGCCAGCCATTAAGCGCAATGTTGCGGTACACGTTAAGGTACTCGCCCTTCGGCGCTCGGAATGTTCGGAGTTTCAAAAGTCCACCTCCTCCGGCGCTTTCACGCTGGTGACTGTCACGCGGTCCGCGCGGATTTCTGCAGAAAAGCCCTTGCTCCCGTCTTTTTTGTCGAATTCTCTCAAACGCAACGAGCCATCGACCACGACCTTATCGCCTTTCTTTGGTGGGTGCTCTGCGGTCCAACGGTCCCAGGCGGTAATCTTAAACCAAGAAGTGGGCTCATCGCGGCCTGTTGATACTGCCAGTGAAAATTCTGTCACGGTGTTTTTGCCTACGATCTTTGTCTCTGCGTCACGACCAACGTTTCCTAGCATAACTACACGATTAATCATCACTTATTCTCCAAAAAATAATGTTCAGTAGCGGAACGCAAATCAGTAAATGCGATTGTCTCTGAAAGGAAAGACTTCAAAGCGGCACGGTGTTTCTTCTGCGACTCTGCGGGAATCTTAAGGGCAGCAAGAATCGACTTTACCTGATCGTTGTCGCGACCCTCGACAAACAACGGCCACACGTCGCGCACCTCAACAGTGAGCCCTAAACGCTCGGCGTCCTCTGCCACAGTGCGAGCCTTCGACTCTCCAAGGTACTGGAACTTCCCACCTGATGGTTTGTTGTCAGGCTCATCCTCAAGATAGCCATCAGTCAGAAGGCCGGGTGCCACTTTTACTTCTGCGGGCTTCGCTACAGGAACGGGCGCAGCTTTCTTCGCAACAGGGGCGGGGGCCGGTTGTGGTTGTGGCTTGGCCCATTCTGTCACGCGGTAGTCGGGATCTTTCTCTTCCTCGGTAGGAATGAGGAACGTCTGCAACAGGCAGACCTTAAGAGCGTAGGCCATCGCCTTGCCGGCTCCCTTATCGCCTGTGTCTGCAGCTTCGCCAACGCCAGTAGCCTGGACGCTTGAGCCATCGGGTGCCCAGAATGTAAAGCGCACCTTGGCGATGTGATGAAAGCTCTTGCCGCCGTTGCGTGTCTCTCGCTCTGTCATGGCGTGCTCAAGAACCTCGTGTGTAAGGAAAAGGCTGTGTTTCGCAAAAGTGCCGTGAAGCTCATTCATAGCGTCATCGATGCCACGAAACTGGAAGCCTTGCGCCTGATTCTTTCGCGTCTTTTCGATGGCTCCAACGTCTGCTAGCACTGCAGCCATGCGACCGTATATTTCTGTTGTCATGTCAATTTTCCGTCCTTTCGCATTTGCGCCACTATCATTGTCATGGCGTGTGACCTAAAAAAGCTGTTGAATGATATGCCATTCAAAGACTTTCGCAACAGCCGCCTCTCTTTGTCTGTTAATAATACTGAAACCCTATACGTTGCTTCTTTTTTCTTCTGAGTCATTGCACCCGCCTCCAGAATCGGGTACACAGTGCGTACCGCACTAAAAAGGAGGAGTCAAGTGATTAGCTGGCACAAATCGAAAAGCGAGCGCATGGTGGCAAAAGGATGGCACATCCTAGACGAAGACCCCTTCGATGGCTGGACCGTCAAATACCTAGAGAAGTGCATCTGCCGCACAATATGGAGTCCCATCAAATATAGGGAAGGAATCAGGCTCGAAAGCCACTTTCTTGGTGCTATGGTGTGCGCCCTCGACTTCGACGGGCCAGACACTCCTCTGTCATGGGCGCGCGAAACATTCAAAGACTATGACGTGATAATCGGCACAACCAAGTCTCACCAGAAACCAAAGAACGGAATCACATGCGACCGCTACCGCGTTCTCCTGTGGTTCAAAGAGCCCATCACTGAGCTTGCGTTGTATAAGCACAACATGGGTTTGTTGATAAATAAACATGGGGCCGACAAAGCCTGTAAGGATGGCGCACGCTTCTTCTTTCCCTGTGTTGAAATAGTCGAGTCACACGGTGGCGCGATGTTGGATATTATGCCACTACCGGTAGCGGTGGAAAAAATAAAGACACGCTACCAAGGGACGAAGTCACTCAGCTATTTTGGGAATATTCAGCCAGCGAGTACCAATAGAAACATCGCTGTATATGGGCTTGTATGCGATTTAATTAAGGAGGGGTTTGACCCATACTCCAAAATGGGTATTATCAGACACCGCGCAAATGGTCTGCCTGAAAATGAGATTGAAAGTGCTATCAAAAGCGCGATAAAAAAAACAATGCCCCAAAACTAGTGTGGGACTAGGGTTGAGGCTTTTAACATCGAATGGAGGTAACATCGATGTCGAGTGAGAGTACCACAAACCCTAAGAAATTGCCAAAACAATACTTCATAAATCAGTGGGCGCAAACAATTCACCCGAGTTTTGCCGAAAATGATTTTTTGCCTATAAAAAAGTTCTCATCATATGCCAATGGGTGCGATCTTAGGCTGGTGGGGCTCAAAAGGGGTTTGCAGTGGTGCAGACACAAGGGTAACCAAGAGCTATGCCCAATAGCTAGGGATGAAGTCGAAAGGACGATAGCGGCTGTTGTTATGGGCCCTTCTAGTGACTTCGGTTCCAAAGACATAGCTGAGATACGGAAAATGGCCGAACTTTTGGCTGAGAAGCAAGATAAAAATTCATCGGAGAAGATGATAATACCAGAAGACGATGTGGCACCAGTCAGAAGCCTGACAAATACAGGGTGGTGCTATAAAAGGCTGCCTTTCGACCCTGACATAAACGCAGACCCTACGATATGGCAAGAGGAAGTCTTTACAAGGATAAAGACAAACCTTGATCCTTTTTTAGCCTGGATTGGGAGCTTGTTTGATCCTCGTTCGAACCGAGAAAAATACGTTTGGATGTGGGGAGCAGGAGAAACAGGAAAGAGCACAATTACAGAAGTCATTCTGGAGATGTTTGGGGATGCAGGCGCCACTAGAAGGCATAAAAAAATAGATTCGAACTGGTTTACCTCAACGCTGGTGGGAGTCCGCTTGTGCCACCTTCCAGAAGCCCGTGCAGACCTCGTAGGGAATGGGGATTGGAAGACACTAACTGGAGAACGGTACCACGAAATTGAGCGAAAGGGAGAACAGCCGCGCAACGCTACGTTGCATACAAAATTCCTAATCACATCAAACGACCAGCCAACACTCCCTCACGGGAACGAACATTTAAGAAGAATTGTCCTTGTGGAAACAGCTAAACCCGATGGGTGGGTGGCAACAAGAACAACGGACGAGACGATGTCTTTGTTAAGGGATGGGTTGCCGTGGTTTTTGGCTAGATGTGCCGATGAATACGAGCTAAATCCGAAGATAATTTGTGACACATCAGACGCGGAATCGATACAAGAAGAATGCCCACACCAAGTTATGTTTGATAGATTGTTCAAGATTGACGCACATTCAACCTGCACTATTTCAGAGATAAGAAACGCCACAGAATTGTACAAAAAAGGTGACCTAAGCCGGTTTTTGAAGTGGTGCGAGGACCACAAAGGAGCGAAGAGAAAACAGCTAGATGCTCAAAATAAAGGCGTTTGTGGTATAAGGAGGAAGAATGGATGGTAATCAATAAAGTACTTGACGCCCGTAAAGATTACTCAACGAAAGTGGCAAATTCATCAATGATATTGCCGGAACTGACCGTAAATTACCAAGATAGCCTTATTTATTAATACAGGGAAAAAGAATATATAATATATAGTGATATCAATATGTTATAAAAACATACAAAAGGTGATCATATAGGTGGAGTGAGTGAAAACATCGATTTCGGTAATATTCGGTCATCTTTGTGAGTTTATTAGAAAAAAGCACAGTAACGTTTAGTAATGTTGACGGTGGTCAATATTTTACAGTAATCGCCTAAAAAAGGAGCAAATGAGTTATGCACCCAGAGCTAGCGGATGAATTAAATGAGCAGTTGGAAGAGATGAGAAAGACCGTGGATGATACGCTGTTTGTGCTTCTAAACTCAGGAATGACAGTCAGTGCAATGGTTTTGGCGCACAAAATAGTCGAACAAGTGTTAGAAAAAGTGCTCAAAAAAACTTGCAAAATACCAGAAAATGATTTTAATAATATCAAGAGAGAATTGTACATGTACAACAATAATTGGATTGGAGAAACTGTTGACGTGGTTATCAAAGGAATAAAAATGATTCAAAAGGATGAAATTTGCTAAGGAGCAAAAATGAACTGTAGCGACTGCCGGATTCAGGAACAGGGTGATTGTGCGACACCAGGCACCCCTTGCGGGCACTTCAGGCCGAAGCGTGGAAAGCTGCGCGACTGGCTGTGCGACACGGGGATGACTGAAAAGCAATTTCTCAACAGCGACACGACGGTGGCACCGAACGCACTCAAAGGCAAATCGCGAGGACTACCGGCGCCATACAATCGTTCAAAACCTGCCGAGAAAGAAAGAGCCATCCAAAAGGAGGGCATGAAACTGTGCGCCGACATCTTCCCGTTTGTGTCGAGAATCGAGGGTGCAGGGAAGATTGTTACCGTAGGAGACGAAGGAAGGTTCATAAACAGCGAGCAAAAGGGCCTCCCTGACGCGATAGCGTGCAAAGGAGGGGTAATGTACGGAATCGAGTTCAAACGCAGTGGCGGGCATCTGAGCCCCGAACAGTACGCAAAGCTCAAAAGCCTGCACGACGCCGGCGCTAAGGTGTGCGTTTGCGTCGCTCCTGAGAAGATTCGGGAATGGGTTGACATTGGAACTTACACTTGCCAGATTGGAAACTGGCTTGATGTGTTATAGGAGGAAAAAATGGATAAAGACTTTCGCGATGATATTCCTTATCAGCCTGTAATCGAAGCATTCGAGGCACTCATCGAAGAGCAGAACCGCGCGCGGCAAGAAGAGACTTTCGTGCAGGCTGTGGTGCGGAATATGTTCCCGCGTCCCCTGAAGCCTTACGGCAACGCGCTGTGGCTGATAGGCAGACAAAGCAACATGTATGCAACTGGAGTTCTTAAGTGAAACTCAGCATAATTAGCCCGAATTTAGGCGAGGCATGTTTCATCTATCGTGGCCATCCTTTCACTCGCCTACCGATTGAATACAGGCTTTACGATGGTATCAAGGGGTTCACTCTGCACGACGCTATCATGTTCGGTGACGCTGTTCTCATGTGCAGGCCTTTTACAGCGCAGCAAGTTGAAATTTGCAGAGTAATTAAAGGCGCAGGAAAGGCTTTAATTCTGGATTATGACGATGATTATTCATGCTTGCCGAGTTTTAATCCAAGCAAAAAAGCATTTGACGGGTGCCTCCCAAACCTGCAGGCCATGATGAAAGAAGCGGATGCTGTCACTGTTTCATCACAGGCGCTTGTGAATGCCGTAACGGCATGGGGCGCTAAGAAAGCTGTGCTGGTTAAGAACGCCATCGACGACTGTTTCAAGAGCATGGTGCCGAAGCAAGAGCGTTCAAAGACGCTACTTTGGCGCGGCGGGCTTAGTCACTCCGGCGACCTTTATGCAGGGCGCGAAACATTCAAGCGCATGAATAAGACGCACGAAATAGTTTTCGTGGGTGCGGTTCCTGACTTCGCTTATGAGCTTCGGCACAAACACATCCCTACGAGCGACTACGCTGCGTATCTTGTGGCGATGAATAACGTCGGGCCAGAATACGTCTATGTTCCCTTGGTTGATTGCCCTTTCAACCATGCAAAGAGCGATATAGCAGCGAGCGAGGCCTACCTCATCGGCGCGAAACTCATTCACTCGGATTTTGGAGAGTTCGCAGGCCTGCCCGAAACCGGCACGCCTCGCTGGCTGTCAGAAGTGAATCACTTGAGAATGGAGGTGCTTGATGGGCTTGTTCACAGTTCTCGCACCTGACGAAGCTCACAATTCTGCAGGCATCACATGCCTCCACTTGCTCATGAGGTACCTTCGTGAGCTTGGCCATGAAGTGCATTGGGCGAACTATCAGCGCTCTGCAAATCACAAACTAGTGGGCACTCTCATCGCTCCTGAAGTCGTGAGCGAAATTCCTTTCCCACACGTTCGCTGGTGCCTGAACAAGCCGGGGCTTTTAGGTGGGCCGAAGTCTTACCCTGCAGGCACGAAGGTGTTTCACTTCTCTCCTGAGCTTGAGGACGCAGCGCGCGCGGCTTCGCCAGATGGCACGTCGACTGAGTTTATGATGGGCACAATTGAGGTGCCAGAATTACCAAAGGCACCACGAAAGTATTTTCTTTGGTACCGTGGTAAGTACCATGGCGAAGTGGAGGAGTATGATGGCAGGATGCTGCAAATGACTCGGCACTGGCCTCCCACGAAAAGGGAATACTGGGAGCTTTTGAATCGTGCCGTTGCGCTCTATTCCTACGATGATTTTAGCGCTGTGAATCTTGAGGCACATCTATGCGGCGTAAATGTTTACATCGTTCGAAAAGGCGAAATGGAACCACCCTACACCCCGCCAGAATACGCAAACCGGCTCATTCTCGACCACGACAGGAATCGCGACAGTGTTGAAAAGTTTGTTGACATGTTGACCAAATAATAGACAGCGTGTAAGAATTGCCTCATACCAACCGATGAGGCGTACAAATGTTAGTCACTCTCTCCATTCTTGTTTACACTTCTCTACTCGCCTCCTTATTTTTGTACAAACACTTTACATCGAAGCTAAAAACTGAACAGCGGCAACGCATCAGGCTATCGCTGCGCGTGAAGCAACAGGAGGCAACGTGGCTAGAAAACCAAGAGCAAATCAGGAAGCTCCAAGAGCAGAATCAGGAACTCCAAACAAAGATGAGCCAACTTCAGATGAAATTGCGCTAGTCTTCCACTGCGCCAATGTTGGCTGTGATGCACTGGAAGCTGAGAAGCGCTTAGGCAAGCCCCTCACCACGACGCAGTTCATGGCCGCGTTCTCAACTGGTAAGGCGCTCTTACATGTTGAGATCATGGAGCGCATGAAGCACGGCGCCATGGAAGGCAGCGAAAAGCTCCTTATCTGGTACGCAGAGAACATCCTCAAGAAAAACATGGACGCGCAAACAGGCAACGCCATCATTGACGCGATGACGCCAGAACAGCGGCGGGAAAAGATTCGCGAGCTAACTGAGAAGCTGGCAAAGAGTGGATGACTCGGCGCTTCTGTTGCAGCTCCTCGAAGCTGAGCAGTCCCACCAATTAAGGAACAAGGATTCTCTGTGGTATGCAGGGAACTTGCGCTTCCTACTCCATGACGCGCAGAAGATTATCTATGATGACTTCTACGCCTCAACAGACCGTGAAATTGTCATGCTCTGCGCGCGTCGTTTCGGCAAGTCGTTTCTCTCCATTATCCTGTGCCTAGAATACGCCATCAGGAACCCCAACACCATCACGCGCTTCGTGCCTCCTGAAATCACGCAGGGGTGGCAAATTGCCCTTCCCACCATGATGAAGTTGGAACAGAGCTATCCCGTGGGCCTCATTCGCTACCACAAGACTGAGAAAGCGTGGCAGGTCGGCAAAAACTCGTGGCTCTACCTTGGCGGCTTCGATTCACAGCGCGATTCACAGCGTGGCGGCGAAGCGTCTCTTATCGTGTGCGATGAGGCGGGATTCTCAGACCCAGACCAATATAACTACACGATGCGTTCTGTTCTGAAGCCCCAGCTTTTGCACACGCGCGGTAGGCTTGTAATCCCGTCCACGCCATCGAAATACACAGACCATCCTTTCATGACAGAGACAGTTTTTGAAGCTCGCATGGCGAAGAAGCTGCACATGTACACAATTTACGATAACCCGCTCCTCGATGCTGAGCAGATAGAACAGGCGAAAGTGGACTGCGGCGGCGAGCACACCGAAGATTGGCGCCGTGAATATTTATGTGAGACGGTGCGCTCCACATCTATGACAGTGATACCAAAATGGACTAATGACTACGTTCGCGAGTTTGAGCCTAACCCTTACAGCTACCGCGTGCTGGTAGGGGACTTCGGCGGGACTAATGACCGCACTGTGATTCACGCACTCTCTTATGAGTTCATCACATCAGCAACCGGCATTGTGCAATTCATCGACGAAAGAGTATACGACCCCAACACATCTACAATCGAAATTGTGAAGGGCATCAAAGAGCTACACGACAAATGGATAAAACCCGGCAAGGCACCGGAGCAGGACCACACGGCCTACCTCGACTGTCCCGGCCAGCTACAGGTGGACCTTAACAATCAGCATAACATGAATGTTCGCATCCCTTTTAAGGACGACTTCTTTGCTGGTGTGAACCTTATCAACATCTTTATCAATCAGAAGCGCATCGTGGTACACCCGCGTTGCACGTTCACAGCGATGACTTTTGAGAACGCGCGATTTAATGAGCGACGCACTGACTACATTCGCTCGCCAATCCTTGGGCACTGCGACGCCATCGCCTCTGCGATTTATGGCATCCGTATGCTCTGCAAAGACCGGAACGGAAGCCCAGATCAACCGATTAACCCACAGACACAAGCCTGGTGGAACGTGAAGCCGAAGGAAGACAACCGCGCAGCGGTGGCCGCTGCAATTTTTGGAGGGAAGAAATGAAGATCACATTTGGCCGGATATTTGAGCAGTCACTACTAAAGGAGTCGAAGTTTCTCGAAGACGCCATGCCGTTCATCGAGTGGGTGCAGACCGCTGTGGACAACGTGGCGCGCGCGCTCACAAACAGCCTGAGCATTGCGGACAACATGGACGCGCAGGTCCTCACTCAGTCAGTGAAGGGGCTCACGACCACGGCTTCCGTGGAGTTCAAGGCTCGCAAGGCACCCATGGCGCTTATCGTGGCGCAACAGGTGCCCACAACACCAGCTATCACGTCGTTTGCGTGGCAAGTGCTCGCAAATGGCAACGTCAAGGCAGATTTTACGTTCAGTGCGGCGCCCACAACGGGTGTGAGTGTCCGCTTTGTTGCATTTTTTGAGTGAGGTAAGGTACTATGGAAGGGAACCAAGGGACACAACCAGCAAACAGCAACCCCACCGTGACGGGCGGGCCTGAAGGCGGGACGGCGGAGCAAAAACCGGCGGCCTCTGAGCGCGTTTTGTTTAACGGGCAGGAAATGGAGATTGACTCCTTTCTGAAATCCCGAAAACATCGCGTGAAAGTCGACGGCAAGGAAGCCGAAGTCGATTTTGATGAGCTTGTGAAGGGCTACACTCACGGCGCTGCAGCGAACGCAAGGATGCGAGAAGCGGCAGAGGCACGAAAAGAGCTTGAGGCAGCAAGGCAAAGGGAACGCCAGATCCTCGAAAGCATGAGAAACCCCGACAGCATCTTCGAAATGGCCCAAAAGCAGGGCATCGACATCGACTCCTACATGCACGACCGCGTACTGAAAAAGATGCAGTACGAAATGATGAGCCCTGAGGAACGCGCGAGCTACGAACGCGACAGGAAACTGGAGCAGTACGAAGCACGCGACAGGAAAGAAGCCGAAGCTAGGCAGAAGGCAGAACTTGACAGGATGCGCCAGCACGCCGTCACGGAACTGGAAACAAACATCCTAAGCCACCTCGAAAAGCAGGGCGGCAATGTTTCTCCCGCTGTTGTAGGACGCGCGGTTGATGCGATGATTGCGGCGATGCAGGCCGGTCAAGAAATCAGCATCGAAGAAGCGTTCAAAAGAGCAAGCGGCTGGTTTGAAAGGGAGCGAAAGAGCATTTTTGATGCAGAAATTCGCGCCATGCTTGAGAAAGGCGAGGTTCCCAAAGAACTAGCCGAAGCCGTCAGAAAAAAGGACATGGCGGCACTGAGACGCGAGCCCCCCAAGCGCACTGCGCCGGAAGCTCAAGCCCAGAAGATGAGTCCTGAAAATAGTGTTGACGATTTCTTTAACAGTTTAGAAAAGAGGTACAAAAAATGACCGGAACTAATCCCGCTCTTACCAATACAAACCTCGCCTATTCCATTGGGCGTCAAGTTGAGTTCGTTCTCCCCATTTCCATCGCAGCCGGTGTTCCCAGCTACGCAGGAAACGAAAAGCCCGACATTCTCGTGGAAAGAGGCCTCGCTGGCTCGCAAGTTATTCTCGCCCAGTCCAACATCAACTCGCTCCTTGGAAGCACAAACGAAGTTGTTACCGCAACAGCTTTTGAGTCCACTTCGATGGCAGCAAACGACACACTCGGATTCGTTCTCGACTGTGACGGCCAGATTGACCGCGTTGATCACATCGAAGTCCTTTCGGACATCGGCACAACTGGCGCTATTCCCGGCCTCGGATTCGGTTCTACTGCACTCGCTTCTGGCGCGTTCACAAACCCCGAAATTATGGTAACAGCTTCCGGCAACGTGGCAGGCCGCGTGATTTTGACGAACATTACAGCAACAGGAACCAATGGACGCGCTGTGATTAAATTCCGCGCTCTGTTGAAGTAATTCAAACATAAATAAGAAAGGATTCTTATCATGGCTTCAGTAACTAACAATCAGGTAATGGACATTTTTAAGAAAGTCTACGGCAAAGCAAACGACCTTCGTCCCAAGGGCGACATTGTTGACGAGCTTTTTGCTTTCGAAGAAGGCAAACTTGTTGGCGACAAATATGTCGAAGACTTCGTGTTGGGCGACTCTGTTGGCCTCACATGGGCAGGCAGCTCGCAGGACGCTTTCGCAATTGAGCCCGCTGTTGCCGGTTCTGTGAAACAAACCGAAATTCAACCTTCGCAAACCGTTCTCTCTGACGTCCTTTCTTGGGGCTTCATGAGCCGTTCGGCTTCTGGCGACGAAGCAAGTTTTTTCGAAGGTACCCGATTCGTAATGAAGAACCACATTTCTTCTCACAATGGCCTTGTCACACTTGCAAAACTTTACGGCCAATCTTCCGAAGGCCTCGGAACTGTTTCTTACGCAGCGAGCGGAACCGTTTACCGCGGTGCCACTTACAGCGGCGCGGGAACTGTTGCCCTCACGAAGAAAGACGGCACAACCATCTCCTTCACAAACGGCGTGAACACCACGGCAAAGGCCATCCTCATGGCTCCTGGTCAGTTTGCTGCAGGCCACTGGGTTGGAAAGAAAGGCCTGAAAATCGAACAAATCGTAGCTTCTACTGGCGCTGTTGCAGCCTCCGGCTCGCTTGTCGGTTGGGACGCTCGCTTGGGCTACATCCTCGTGGACTTCACTCCCGTAGTGGCTTCCGCTGTTGGCTCGCACTACATCGCTCCCAAGGGTTGGGCAGCCGGAAAGTGCATGGTCGGCATGCACAAGATCATCACGAACACTGGAACGCTGTTCGGAATTAACGCAGCCGACGAGCCCCTGTGGTCCGGTAACGTCATCGACCTTGGACAGAAGAAGTTCAACCTCAAGGCAGTTCACGAAGGTGTTGCCGATGCAGTGAACGCCGGCGGACTTGATGAGCCCCTCGACATCATCGTGTCGCCACGTTGCTTCGGACAAATGGCTTCTGACGAAGCTGCATTCCGCAAGTATGACGCAAGCTACAAGAGCAAGGCAGAGAACGGCTTTGAAGCCATCGAGTACTACGCTGCAAACGGTGTGAACCGCATTCACAGCTCCTCGAAGGTCAAAGAAGGCGACGTGTTCGGCTTCGTCCGTGGACACACCCGCTGTTCTGGCTCGCAGCTTCCTTCGTTCCGCGTTCGCGGCATGAACATGGACATCATCAGCCCTCTCCAAGATCAAGCTGGCTTTGTAATCCGCTCGTTCTCGGATCAGTATGTGATGTGCCGTCAGCCTGCTAAGCAGATTCTGTGGCGCAATGGCAACCCCGATGGAATCGACTACTAAGAGTAGTTGTTCAACGGGCGCAACAACAACTCGGTAGGGCACAACCCTATCGGGTTTTTGCTTAAGGAGCAAGAATATGAATAACGCAGCGGACCTCGCACAATTCGGACTCGTAGCCGAAAAGTTCAATGTGGCCCTGTCAGACAACACGGCGGCTACAATCTGCGCCATTCCTTCCGGCAAGCGTTGCCGTGGTATGGTCGTGGCCAAGTTCATCGGCGCAAGCGGTGTCACAATTGAATCTCTCAATTGGAGCATTGCAAGCGGTTCGATGGTTGTTACTCCTCAAATGACCAACAATGGAAGCGGCAACGCCGAAATCCTGGTACTCTTTGCACGATGAGGTAATCCATGTCAGTTCAAGTAACATTCCAAGGCGTGACATACACGGTGCCGGAAGAGGACGATTCGGGCTGGCAGGACTTGACCTCTTATTTAGTGGCCCTCTCTGCCGCAGCCGTGGGAACTGTTGACTCAAAATCGTACCGCGTGGCAACAGCCACCCCCGCAGCCGTGAGTGCATCCGACGACTACGCTGTTGGCATCAACTACAGCGGTGCAGCGGTTGTGAATCTGCCAGCCGGTAGCACAGGCAAAATTGTGGTGATTTACGACGCCAGCGGCAACGCGGCGAACAATCCCATCACAGTGAACGGCAACGGGGGCCAGCAAATAAACGGTCGCAGTAATTATGTGATTAACACGAACTACGGCGCTGTGCAGCTCCAATTCGGAACATCCGATTGGAAGGTGCTTTCATCGCGCGATGTGACGCACGAACAGAACGCCACAAACCTTTCCGTGGTTGACTTGGCGCCCACTGCCACTAACACGGGCGTCGATGTGGCGGACGGCGAAAGCTGCACGCTCACATTCTTGGGCAACACATGCCGGTTCCTCATCGAAGCGGACACGACATCTTTGGAGTGCGCGTGCTCTGCAGGAAACAACGCCGTGGACTGTTTGTGGGACACAGATAATCTGTTCCTACCATCTGACGCGGGGACGGGCATCGCTGTGACAAAATCGGGCCAAACTGTTACAATCAAGAACAGGCTAGGCAATTCTGCCGACTTCTTTATAAAAGTCTTGGTGGGCCAAGTGTCCGCCGCAACGGATTGGAGCTAATTATGGAAAACATGGATATGAAACGCGCGGCACTTGAAGAACTTCGTAAGAAAATCGCAAAACTTGAGCTTGAAATGGAGATGGCCGACGAAGTGTCCCCAGAAGGCGACATGGAAGCCAGCGTCATGCCTGAGTCTGAAGCCGAGCCCACAATGGAAGGCGAAGACGGCGAAAAAGGCGTGAGCATCGAAATGGAAATGGAAAGCGAAAACCCTGAAGCCGCCAAGGGAATGGAAGACCTTTATTCTCGTATGGCTTCTGAGTTCTCGGCTATGCCAGCTTCTCGCCAAGCTGCAGGTTCCAAGAAAAGCTTTTTCGGTGGCGCACCCAAGGCCATGCCCTTTGGAAAAAAAGCTCGCAAATAAGGAGGGGCCATGCGTACCTCTGAGTTCCTTACATCAGTGAGGCGGGCTCTTGGCGCGCCTAACTACCAAGCGCGTTTTTCTGCTACGGACGTTCTCGAAATCGCGAGCGGCCAGCAAGTTGACTTTGTAGTGCCTGAGATTCGGGCGCTACGTCGTGACTTCCTTCTCGCCTATCAGGACTTCTCACTCCTGACCGGAGAGGACACAATCGAAATTCCTGAGCGTGCAGCGGGCCGCGGCATCAGGGACCTTTGGTTTACCGATGTGGCTAACCCTGGCATTGCAGACTTTCGCAAGCTCCAGTATCGCGACCTTTCCGAAATCCCATCCGTGGGTGGCACGGGCGACACTAGCGCGTACTATTTCTACGCCGATGACCTTAAGCTCTACCCTGCAGTGCCGCGCGCATCGACGGTGCGCTTGCATTATCTGTCCAGACCCGGAAACCTCGTAGAATCGTCTAGGACAGCGACAATCACAGGAATAGGAACGGACACCTTAACCGTGGACGCAGCGCCGTCTAACATCCAATTAGGCAGCAAAATAGACGTGGTCAAAGTTTCGGGCTCTTTCAAAACGCTCGCACTCGACCAAACCGTGACCGCGCGCGCTTCCAACAGCGTGACGGTGGCTGGTGTGGACTTCAGCACGATGAAAATTAGCGTGGGTGACATCGTGAGCTTGTCTCGTGAAACTTCGGTTGTGCAGCTCCCTGAAGACGCGCACGGCGTGCTGGTGTGGGCGACGGCCAATGAGATGGCCGCGGCTCTTGGCATTCAGGACCTCATCGACCAGACTGCGAAACAGCTTGAAGGCACCCTCAACGGGATGCGGCAAGCGTTCCTCCCTCGCACCGAAGACCCTCAAGTGATCATCAACCCCGACTCACTCTATCGGAGCGGCTACAACAGATTTAGCGCACTTTTGAGGTGATACATGCCCAGTTTTAGTTTTGAGGACTTCAAAAAAGCACTTCAGCGCAGGCCTATCCCATCGGCATGGAGCGGGGAACTGCCGCCACTCGAAGAGATGGTGCCATGGGCGGACCCCGTGAAACGCGGTGTTGCAAGCCCTGAGATGATGGCAGAGCAGGGCCAGCGTGATGAGCTTATGCAGAATGCGGAGTTTCGGCCAGCGAACGCAAGAGAAAGAAAGCTAGCAAGACTTGCTAAAATGGTTGAGAGAAGCCCTTATTCCTCTGATAGAATCGCAGCAATGCCAAGAGAAGTTAGCGACAAAGCCCTTAAAAAAATACACAAGGAATACAAACCTGAAGAATGGACAAACCAAGTGGAGGGGTTGGTATCGGGTGGCTCAAAAGAAGATGTCTGGGGCCCCGGGCCGGTTTTGGATAAAGTTTTAGGCAACCTACACAATGAAAGAATGAAAGACTTCGCCGAAGCGGGGTATGCAAACGCATCGCCATATAGAACCGGGATGATGGGGACATTAACGTGGCAAAATATGAACAAAGTCGCATCAAAGCCCAAGCCAGATTTTGTTTATCACTCGACATCAGAGAGCAACATACCTAGCATTGCAGAAAAAGGCCTTCTTTCTGCAAAAGAAGCAGAGAGAAAATCAAATTTTATGAGAGAAACAGGGCCGCAATTTCCAGAACAGCAAGACAAAGTGTTTTTCTCAGAAACACCAAACACAATAGAAAAACTACTAGGAAAAGAAAAAGTCACAGCTAAAACGTTGCGGAAAAGATACACGGATGACCTGAACCCCGATATGCACCAGGACGAGGAGGGCTCTGCATGGTACCAAACCCGCAAGCCGGTTCCTCCCACGGCTCTTGAGATAGAAGCAGCACCCGGCGTATGGGAACCTCTCATCGAATACATGAAAAAACGAGGCGGAAAATGAAAACTCTCAGCTTCGAAAAGTTCAAGGGCCTGCAAGTCCAGGCCAACAGTTTCGGGGACTCTCAGGGGTTTTTCGAAGTTGCCGACAACGTGGTTATATCACGCGATGATATAGTCTCGAAACGGCGCGGGTATCGCTCGGCATTCTACATGCAAGAGAACATTGCAGCCATTGCGGAATATCAGGATACAAACTTCGCTATTGGCAATCACATCTATCGCTTTAATGGAACAGCCACAGGAACCGTGAGCACAACCGCGGGCTCTGAAATCATCACGGTGCTTCGCAACAACCACGGCATTCAAGACGGCGATTGGATAACCGACTTCGTGGTAAACGAAGAGGCAGTCGTTTCGGCTTTCCCGCTTCGCTACTCTGACATCGTGGGCCAATTGCAAATCGCAGCCACCGGCGCAAACGACTTCACAGTCACAGCGGCAGACAACGCCACGGCTTCGGCAACAGGCACAGCATCGTGGACAGACTATACGATGTTGACCGGGGATTTATTCCATGTGGGCGCATTTGTTCCTTCTCTCAAAACAGGAAAGAATCTTTACTGGGGTGCTGACGAAGGCCTCCATTGCATCGAGACAATCAATGGGCCAGTTCGCAAAGCTGGCGTTGCTCCTGCCCTCGACATCGACGCACTCCTGTCAGGCACATCAGGCGGCGTCTCTCCCAACGTGCAAGTGGCCTACCGCGTGGTATTCGGGCGCAAGGATGCGAACAACACGGTGCACCTTTCCTCACCATCGGACGCCATTGTGCTGGCAAACCCCACGCGCGAAGTGCTTCAGGCAGGCCTATCGCTCGCCACTGGCACAAACGTGCTCACAATCACGGACGCGGGCAACGGGCTCACAAATGGTGATACGATTTACCTCTACAACGTGGCAGCAACGCCATCAGGGCAAATTCCCACAGATGGCAGCTCTATCGCCGTCACGGGTGTGTCGGGCACCTCTTTCCAAATCGACTTTGACAACCTCGCTGTTGCGCCAACGGGCGTGACCTCGCTTGAGTACGGCACGCGAAAAGAGGCTACAGTCTACGCCTCAATCCCTTCTGAAATCGCGTCAACAGAGTACTTCTATCAGGTATATCGCTCAGACAGTATCGACGCGGAAGTGATACCGGACGCGCGGTACAAGCTGGTGGAGCAAATCACGCTCACGGCGGCGGACCTTGCGCGCGGGTTCATCGTTTACGAGGACCAGCTCCCATTTGAAATCATTCAAAGTAACCAAGAGCTTTACACGAACCCCACGCAGGAAGGCGAGTCACAAGCGAACAATCGGCCCCCACTTGCAGAAGACTTGGCACTGTTCAAGGGCTACACATTCTTTGCAAACTGCACGGCCTACCGCACGCTTGCCCTTTCCCTTGTGAGCACGACAAACCTTACCAATGGCGACGTGGTAACCCTTGCTGGCTCGGACTACGTTCTGAGAGGCAACGCCACAAACTCGGCTGTTGGAAACGACATCACGACTTCGGCAGCAACAGGTGCCGCGGGAACCGTGACGGTGACGCAAACCTCTCACGGCCTTCTGGCTAACGACTCTGTTTACATCATTGAATCAACCATCGGCGTGACGCCTGCTCTTGTCACTATCGCAGTGCCCACGCCAAATACTTTCACATTCGCAAGCGCAGCAACAGGCACTGGCACAGTCACTTTCGAGGCGCGCGCGGCTACAGGCGGCGACGCTATTGTCACGCTCACAGAGCCAAGCGGAACCGCGGCAGAGACTATCGCCGAAAGCATCGACTTTACCGCGCGTTCTCTTGTCAAGGCAGTGAACCGCAACAGCGCAAGCCTGGTGTACGCTCAGTACGTCTCAGGTGTCGACGAGTCTCCGGGCCGCATCCTTCTGACGGCCAAGGCTCTTGACGCTGCAGCATTCTACGCCACGGCCTCAAGTGCGAACGCTGGCGGCTGTTTCAATCCCGTGCTCCCCACAAGCGGCACGGCAGTGGCAGACTTCAGAGACGCAGCAACAAACGCGCTTTTCTGCTCCAAATACCTCGAAGCTGAGGCGGTGCCCATTGTAAACCGCTTCCCGATTGGCTCACAGGACGCCGATATCCTGCGCGTTGTCGCCCTGCGCGACTCG